CGAGTAAGTCCGCCCACTCCGGAGGAAGGAGGTCGAAGACCACCTCCTTCGCGACAGTATCACTAGCAGCCTTTAGATCTATGGTTGCTAGGCCGTCATGGAACGCGCGTCGCGCGCCATCCTGGTTTCGGCCCTGGTCATCCAGGTTGATACCGACCCGTTTCAGCCTACTACGCAGATACCCTCCCACTCCTTTTTGAAGGAATGAGTTGGCTCGCGGTTCAACTGCGATAATGCGATGGGTTTTCGCATTCTTTGGCACGGCCTGTATTCTACAGACACCTACCCTTTCGGTTAGGCGTTCTGAAGGTTCCAGAGCTGATGACCAATGAAGGTCATTTCCCAATACTGAGATAAAGAGAGTCTCAGCGCGGGGCGTGACAGCGAACGGGAGTTCTGCCATCTTCGTGTCGACAAAGGCACGACGTCGAGGGATCTCATACGTCGCACCCGGTCCCCATCCAAACCAAGGCTCTATCTTGAACAGACTCACGGGCCCAAGCAGCACGTCAATTTTACGCTTTGCCGTCGAGATGACGGAAGCGGTGAACTGATCTATCGGTTCACTACGTGCTTTTCGGATCCGCTTGTTCGTTTCAAGACAGGAGGCTTCAGAAGTTTCGAATTTCTGAAGTGCTTCATCCTCTAGGTCTAATCCCGTCACCAGCCCTTTCCATTTCTGGAGAAGACTGACGACAAGGAAGTCGGCCGCAAAGGACTCAGGGTCTTGGTAATCACTTGGCTTTATGTCCATCCTGGCGAGGGCGAGCTGGTCATGCTCGAACCTCAACCAGGCGCCAAGTGACACTGGGGAATCAACCTTCTTGCATAGCGCGAAGTATACCTCGCGCATAGAGGGAGACCTCTTATGCTTGACCATCGAGTATTTCCTTTCCGTGTTCTAGACGATCAGAACACGTTCTGGAGGTTTTCGACCATGTTGGTCAGTTGCGTTTCCGCGAGCAGAAAGTCTGCGTATTTGCGCAGGTCCTTCCGATCTTGGAGCAGCGACCGTTCCGACATGATGAACTCGATGTTGCATCTCGGAGTGTAGGCGATGGTCGGACTCGGAGTGTATCCCGAATCCGCGACACCAAGCGCTTCCACTTTCGGCGTGTGAAGGCCGACCTTGACGCGGTTGACTCGTTTATCCGAGTTCTGACCGGCCACGGCGGGGGCGGGCCGAACCAGCTGCATCGAGATCCGATTGTAGGAAATCGATGACGTGCCGGTTTGATCCTCCCACCACCATGTGCCGGACTGATCCGGACCCAACGGGATGAAAGTGTGAGCCACAGGACTTCCCTGTGCGTCGTTCAAAACGATATTCGCGACTGCGGACATTTAAGGTAATACCTTCATTTCGTGATCAAAACCACGGAGTGGTCCTCTCACTGGTTGGACGAGTCGGGTGCTGAACCCTGACTCCACCTTTCGGTGTGCGTGAAGCTCGCATATGATTCATCGTCTGATCTCTCAGGCCGACATGGATCGTGTCCATAACCTTTCACCGCTTATGTTTTAAGCTATGCAACATTTGGCTTAAAAGTGACGCGGCATTGATGAGTCTCTCTGTCCCTAGCTTCGGGTTAAAGCTAGGAGGCCGAGGGGAGGGGGAGGTTGATAAGACCTTCCTTTGAAACTCCTTAGTCACAGTGCTTCCTTTAACACTGACGCTCCACTCAGTATAACCTCCCTGGCAGCTCTCACGAATCGTCTCTTTCGAGCGCTCGTTGATGTATCCGCCAGTGAAGTCGCTGTTGTAGAGTAGACTAGACTCGAGGTTCCGCAGGTACCCTCCGATGTCGACAAACCAGTCGGCTACGAAGGAATACGGAACAAGTTCCCATGCTATGGACACGGGATTCAAACTAGTGTAGTTTGCTACGCTATTCAACCCACCCGTGGTAAGAGCCCAGAATCCGGTAATGCGACATTGATAGAGTTTTTCAATCTCCGTCACTGTCGACACACCGTCAACTGTAACTCTGGTGGTACGCCAGTCGCTCACTTCTGAGGCGCTAGCACGAATAGGGTGACCAGAAACACCTGAACCGTCTTTCGCCGAAGCTAAGATCATGTTTTCGGTGGCTCCATAAATGGAATTGGCCAAGGGTTTCCACCCATAGACCCACTCTAGCCACAATGAACCCCAGTCTCGGGGGTTCCTACGCGATCTATAAAGCTGCTTAGTGATGTCCACTATCGCCAACAGAGCTTTGGGAGCCTTCGTTAAGAAGACATCTCGGCCCTGCTGAAAACGCTGGTTAAGCATCACGCCGCTCTGCCGTGCTTGGAATGCATCGACAGATAGATCGGTGTCTCCTCTGATTTTCTCATAGACCTTGGACAAACACTTGTTATAAGTGAACGTCTTTAGGTCCGTGGTAGTTGCAGTGAGACCTAGAGCTAAGGCTTGGGTTCCGGAAATGATGGTGTTATTTCTGCTGTCTCCAGCATACGTGACACCACCTCCGTAATCAATCCGTTTAACCCTAAAACGATGGGGATTCGGATTTCTCCGATTTCCATCAACGGAAGCCACATTGTCGAGTATCTTCTGGAAGGCAGTTACGCCTTGCACAATAGTTGATACGGTCGATATCGGGGGTGACCCCGACGTCGACGTCGTAGCAATAACTCGACGGCCTGGAATGGCTTGGACTTGGTCGGTCATAACTCCGCCCGCAGCCTTTTGCCCACGACGGTTACGTTTTTTCATTGTAACCTTTCATTC